ATGATAACCCATGAACATAATTGCGCCAATTGCTACAAAGCAACGACTAACGAGATGATAATTAATACCATTTCATTTACAATGTGTGAGCCTTGTGAAGAAAAAATAAATGCGTCATTTGCGGCAAAAAGAGAAGAAGAAGAAGAATACGGTTCTATTAAGTAGGTGGGTCTTTACCGATTGGCATGGCTAAATCAGTCAAAGAGTATCACGTCAAACCATGTGATGTTTCGGTTATTAGGCCATTTATTGAAAAGTGGCATTATTCTAAATCAATAAACGGGGTTCGTTCCTCGTATTGTTTTGCTATGTGGGAAGGAGACGAATCACATTCGAGAGTTCTAGTCGGCGCTATGCTTTACGGAATGCCGGGCATGGCGAACGCTTGGAAGCCTTATGGTGAAAAAGAATCTGATGTTTTAGAATTACGCCGTCTCTGTTGCATTGACGATACGCCTCAAAATGCTGAATCATATTTTATTGGTAAGACTCTGAAATGGTTAAAAAATAATACGCTTGTCAAAAATATAGTCTCATATTCTGATATGAATCACGGTCATGAAGGAACGATATACAAAGCGTCGAACTTTCGACATGATGGCATTACCTCTCCGGGACGAGTAATTATCAGATTGTCAGATGGGAAACAATATCACGACAAAACAATCCGAACAATGTACAATGGAAAATTAAAACCATTCGCTCAAAAAATCAAGGAACAATTAGAAAACGGGGAAGCCGAATATAGAAATACAGTCGGGAAGAATATATTCGTATATGAACTCAAAAGAAAAAAACATCACAACGTCATTCCGGTTTCTCCAAATGTTGAATCGTTAAGTTTCGAAGAATGGTTTAATTGATAATCAAATCAGTGATAAACCACGGACAGTCCCGTTAAGGTCGTATGGAACTTAGCGGAGCAATCAATATCAAAGACCAAGACAAGTTCGATTCCCTCGACCTTCCTTCCCAAGATGTTCAGATTGAGTATAGAATAATCACACCTTTCGTCGTTAAGGCTTACGAAGATGACGAGAAGAAAAATGCAGATGTCATGATTAGAGGACCTGTATATGTGGGCGACAAGGATATGCTCGACAGGCATAATGAACTTGTTGACTATGAAGCGATGATGGCGGCTTGGGATAAGTATTCCAAGAATCCGGTTATCTTATACAACCACTCTAAGACATACGGAGTTATTGGAAAAATGACTAATGTCTCCATGGATGAATGGGAAGATTATGGAACTGTTCCAATCGGAACTGCTATGATTGACAGTGGTGAAAAAGACATCACAAGAAAAATACAGAAGGGAATGCTCAAGGCTTTCTCAATCGGATTCATAGCAAAAGCGGCAGTCAAGATTTGTGAAGACAAGGAAGATGACTGTTATATCAGATTCACCGAGATTGATTGGGTCGAGACTTCGGTCGTCGATGTGCCGGCATCTCCGGGCGCATTATTTTCAGTTGAGAAAAAGTTCAGTTGGAAGAATGGAAAATCACTTGGGGAGAAAGTGGGATGTGGATGTGGATGCAAAGGCGAGACTATTGAGTCCAATAGTTGCGAAGGAAAAGTTTCTGACAGCGCTGAAAACTTGACTGAAAAAGAAATGGTCGGTGTTGATATTTACACAACAGAAGAGGAAGCATTAGCGAGAGCCGAAGAATTAGGTTGTTCCGGATTTCACACAATGGAAAATGATGAGGGAGAAACCCTCTATATGCCGTGTAGTAGCCATGATGACTATGAATCTAGTACCGGAGATAGTGAGGAAGTGGAACTGTCAGCGAACGATTTGGTTAAGAACCCCGACTCACACCCATTGGATTCAACGGAGTCAACAGATATGTCAACAACCGAAGAGAAATCCATCAGCGAGGACGCTGAAACTATCGACGAGCCTATAGTAGAAGAGGCAGTTGTAGAGGAACAAACAGTAGAACTAACAGCAGATGAAACAATTATTGAAACTAAGGATGCAGAAGAAGCAGTCGAAGAGGAAGTAGTTGAAGAGGAAGTAGTTGACGAAGTAGTCGAGACTAAAGAAGCAGAGGCTACAGAAGAAGAATCAGCAACCCCATCCGGTGTTGAGGTTCTAATGGAAGTTGTTGGTGTTCTGAAAGAACTCAATGACAGGATGACCAAAATGGAATCCGCAGTTGACGCAACCGCTACATTAGAGAGCGAGATTGCAGAACTAAAATCAGTCGTCGAAGCAAGAGACGCAACAATCTCTGAATTAACAGAAGCAAAGAGTGTTGCAGAACAAGAAGCAGAGATTGAATCAGAAGTTTCAAAGAGAGTCGCAAAGACTCTATCAGAAGTAGGTGTTGAAGTAGAAGCACCTATCGCAAGCAGAAAGTCAGCAATAGTTGACACCGTAGTTGCTGACGTAAACAAAGCAAGTAGATTCGACCCACAGCCCAATGTAAGTCCCGGTATGAACGGCCTTGCTAAATGGCTAGAGGCTAACTTAGCGGGCAAGGGTAGAAACTGAAAATTAAAATGGAAGTGAAAAAGATGAGTACAGAAGATATTGAGTTTAACGACGTTGTTGAAAGAGTGAAAGCGGCACTAGCGGGTGCGGGTACAGGGACAGGGCAAGAAATGTTGCCGACTGAAACTGCTGACGAAATTATCGCTATAGTATATGAGAGGAACTTTATGCGTTCTCTATTCCCTGCTATGCCGATGAACCGAAGAATTATGAAAGTTCCAAAACTAACAGGTTCTATTGAGTTCCATGCTCAAACATTAGGAATGACAGAAGCGGGTACAGCATCCGCTGAATCTCGTGCTACAACAGCAGAGATGACTTTAGAATTAAAGACCATGATAGCAAACGTACCAATCGGAAACTATCTAATCGCTTACGGTGTTGAAGGTCTTCTAACAGTTCTAAGAGATGACATCGCTTCTCGTCTAGCATTTAACGAAGAGTCATTGTTCATCAACGGTGATACAGTCATAACAAACGGCTATGTGAACAACATCAATGGTCTATACAACGCAGGTACAAACCCTAGTGGTGTTGACGCAGATTCCAACGATTACCTAACATTATTCGATGGTCTAAGAAAGAGTGCAGGTAAGTCAGTTTCAGTTAGTGGAACTTTCGCACTATCTCACCTACGTTCAGCAATTAACCAACTTGGAGTTTACGCAGATAACCGCGCTGACCTTTCATTAATTGTCCCTAGGAATCTCGAGGTCCAATTGCTCGGAATGACGGAACTTCAAACCGTCGATAAATATGGAGCAGGTGCAACAATTCTCTCCGGAGAACTTGGACGCATTTACGGAATCCGTGTTTTCGCTACAGGTGTTATCGCTACCAACCTAAATTGGACAGGCGACTACGAAACAGGTACAGGAACAGTACAGGACAAGACTGTTGCATTACTATTACAAAACCGTTCTCCTTTGATTGGAAACCCAACCGTTGCTGACAGAAGATTCAGTATCGGATTCCATGACGAACCACAGAAAGACAGATTCTTGCTAGTACCAAAGCAAGACGTTGCTTTCGGTGTAAGATACACTGATGCAGTCTGTAAATTAACCGGAATAGCAACAGTTTGAGTAGGATAATGTGGGGAGCAATCCCCCATTTCCTTCTCGGTCTTGTTTAGCATCGCTGATAAACCGTAAAGGGTGAGGTCAGTCTATGCCTTCATCCGGTTATTTCTTTGGGCCATTAATTATTGGTCAAGCGACTGACACTGCCTTAGACTATTGCACATTAGCAGACGTCGAAACTTATGCGGGTGTTGACTTTTCAGAAGGGATAGGACCTACTGATTCACAAATTGCTACAATGATTTCCAATGCGTCTCGAGTTATTGACGCATATCTCGGAACTCAACAAGCCTCAACGGTCAGTGTTGAAGAGTGGATTGATTCTACGGTGTTCGGTGAACACGCAGTTTTGGGTCTTCGTCCGGTGGCAAGCATAACTAGCATTGAAGAATATGATGGGTCGGGTGAAGTTGCTTACACATTAGTACAGGGAAGAAACAGAGACACTGATGATTATTGGCTACATAATCCCGAAGCAGGGATTATCAGATTCAATTCGTACTTTGGAGAGAGAATCAAGAATCTATTGAAAGTAAGTTATGTTAGTGGGAATACAGAAGTTCCGGCTATGGTGAAGATGGCTACAATTTTGATGGTTTGTCGAAACGCCGCACGAGCCGCCTTGAATGATGAAAATTGTATGGATAGAGTCAAGGATATGTGGTACAGATTAGAAGATAATACGAACAAAGAACTTGATTGGTTTTTGAACGAATTGAAAAAGCAAAAACTTGTTGGAGTTGCGACGTTCGGTTTGAAGGGGAACTATTGAGGTCAATAGCATGGCGATAACTGACGCAGGTGTTCCGTCAAACTCTGTTTGGTACGCAATCAAACAATTTATTCTGACAAATCTAACAAGTCCGAGTCCGGGAACATGGACTGTCTCTGTCAACAATGATTGGTTGGAATACAAAAAAGCAAAAACATTTCAAGTTTGCATAGTTCCTATCTATTCTGAAACTCAAGCATCGACTTTGACAGGTGGAGCAAGTTTGACAGCAGGCAAGATTTCGACAGCGTATTATCAAATCACTCTAACTCACCCCGACCGGGAATCGGCTCATGGTTTGTTCCGCAACACCGTGTCTATTCTGAATAATGAAACACTCTCAAGCCCACAGGCAGGTGGAGCGCTCACAGGCGTCGCAGGGACAGATTACCATTGGATTAGAATCCAAAAAGCCGCCGCGGGTGAAATGATTACATTGACTGCTCCGGAATGTGGACCTGATGGTAAGCATGACAAATGCAACGGTTTCAGATATGATATAACAGTCGCAGTACGTTGGAATGAATGAACACGGTTAAAAGCCCCCAATAACCCCGGAACTACATGGCTCTCGTAGATTTGAAGAAAGCAGAACTCGTCGCTCTCGCAGAAGAGAACGGATTAGATACAACAGGAACTAAAGCAGAATTGGCTGAAAGACTCGATGCCGTCCTATCATGGGATGATGCAGAAGAGGAAGAAGTGGTTGAAGAAACCGTTGAAGAAGTAGCCGAGGAAGTCGTTGAAGAAGTAGTTGAAGAAGCGGCAGAAGAAGAGACAAGCGATGAACTTACATCATGGAAGGGATTCGATTTGACAGAAGGAGATTCTGACACTTTCTTGAAAGGACTTTACATGAAAGTTCTAGGCAGAGAAGTTGACTTAGGTGGTCTTCGTCATTACACATCTGTTCTTGATATGCACAAAACTCAAACTCGTGCAGATGTTTTACAAGACTTACTGAACTCCGAAGAATACAAGAACAAGTGATTAGGCATGAATCCCGCATGGGAATTAATTTGCCTCTTCGAGTTTGTTGTTTGGATTGGATTGATTACCGATTGGTTTCTCCAAGGTAATAGAAGATGGTAGTTTTGGGAATGACCTTAGAAGGCTGAACGGATTAGGACATATTTCGAACTATGCACCGACGTTGGAATAACTAACTCCACACCTTAGTCTCATTTCACTCTCTTTCAAGCACGTTATGAGATACCTTCACATTCCCGCCGCCCGTTGTGGTCGCGGGGCGACATAGGAACTAAGTTCCTACAAACTAAGCGAAAGGCTCTCCCCTTATTAATGTTTCGGTGTATCAATGTCAGTGAACCTCAATGAAAAGGTTTATAACTGAAAGCCTGCCTCATTAGTTTGTAGGAAGACGCGACACGACATCGACCCGGACGCGCCCTTTACTAGACGCTGTTGAAAAATACTCGCATGAAAGGGACATGGATGGCGCTATTCACGCTCCGTCTTCCTACGACTTAATTCTATCAAAGACCATTAATGTGTTTTTGAACCACCAAAAACTTGAGTCTTTTCTAATTTGTAATGTATCGGCGAGATGCAAACTGAATCCTCGTCTCGCCATCTCCGCGATTATCACTTCATTCGGTTGTTCGTTTACGTGATAATATCCACCTTGTCCGGGAATTGCCCAAGATACAATTGCTCTGTTCAAACAAGTTTTACGGATGTTGTGAAGTAAATCTTGTTGCCTATTGGGTGGAATATGCTCGCCGACTTCTAGGCAGAGGATGTTCGCTCTGTCAAGTTCGACCAACTCTTCGGCCAAATCGACTTGGTGAATTGGATGAAATCTTGCGAGATGTTCTAGCGGCGTTCCTTCGAATCCTTCAACTTCGAAACCTTGCGTCGAAAGTGATACGCAATAATCTCCCGGTCCACAACCGAAGTCATAGATTGGTTCGTCCATTGGAAAATATTTCCACAAGTTTTTCATAAGGTCGGGGTCAGAACCATGCTGACCATCCGCTTCTTCGACATTCCAAATCCCGGTCGGTCCTACCATTGACTCACTTCTTCTTTTTGGAGCGATTTCCGAAAGCCTTTCTTTTACCATCGGCTATGTCTTTTCGTTTCGCCATTTTCTTTGTTTCTTCCTTTAGTCTCTTAGTTATGACAGCGCCGGGTAAAACTTGTTGAGTAATTGGGTCATATTTGTAATAACCCGGATGACGTGCCTCACGGCGTTCTCTCATACAAATATCACAATAGTGCGTTGAGTCCTTGGTATGTGAGAACTTTTGCTTGACACCTTCGACGAATAATGCTCTTTCAAGCGCTTCTTGTCTTCCGTCTCCATATCCCATTCCGATTATGCAGGGACGACCGTGAGTCTTGCATGGTTCTCCGCATAATTTTGTTGGCTTTGATACTCTCTTAATTTCTCGTTGCTCCATATTATATCACCCTTGACATTCCGCCTAGCGGATGTATTTCAATTGCAGTCTTCAATATCTGCTTTTCTAATTGGTCAGTTAGAACATCCCAATTGAAGTTCTTCTCGGCAAACTTTCTCGCGTTCTCTCCGAACTCTTTTCTTTCTTCATCTTGTTCGTAAGCCGTTCGCATTTTCCAAGCGAGGTCTTCAATATCGACTAATGTCATATTGACTCCCCATTGAGGTCCTGTAATGTGAGTAGAGGACTTAGCAATCCAACCGCGTCGTTGAGGTCCGTAGCCGACAAGTTCCGGACCTGTTGAGTTATCGGGAAGAATGATTGGCTTTCCGCAGGCCATGGCTTCTGCTGATGGAATACCAAAACCTTCTCCGCCTGTAGCCATGATATGAACATCACATGATTGGAACAATCTCGCCATCTCTTCTGTTGTCAATCCCGAAAGTGGATTCGAACTTGTATCAGAGAAAGCGACGTAATCGCCTAAGTCGTATTGAGCGATAAGAGCCGGAAGATTCCAACCGCCCATTCCGAACGTGTCTGTCGGGTCGCCACAGTGTAGAACCAAGCCGACACTTTCGGGAACATCGGGATTGTAATGAATGAATTGTGAAAATGCTTCTAACAACCGGGGTATTTGCTTCCGATTTGTATTTCTTGCCACACTCATAAACACGAAATCCCACTTAATTCCCATCTTCTCTTTTAGTTCCGCTTTTTCCTCGTCGGTGATTGGTTTGAAAATATCAAGTTCGACACCGTGATACAAAACCGGCGTATCTTCTGTAAGATAACGGTCGAGGATTCCATCTCTGTTTTCAACCGGCCTTGTTCCTTCGGATGAATAATCTTTTACAAACTCGGTGAAAGTTCTTTTTCCAAACTTGCTCATCCACATCGGCGTGTGAACCATTTTCAGAATATCCTTCCAAGCCGGAGATATTGGAAATCCGTCTATTGGAAGATAAGCAATATAAGGGATTGACATTTTGTTTGTTGACATTACCGCATGACCAATATACCAAGGGTCAATTAAAGAAATGTAAATATCAATATCAAGTTTCTTTATTGTAGCCTCGAGAACTGTTGGGCTATTCGGTCCGCCCAAGTTTTCAGACCCATACCCGGAGATACCGGCGTGAACCATAGTCCATCCTTCGGGGTGAAGAAAATCCTCGCCGTTGTAATCCCAACCCATAACGAAAACTTCGTGGCCTTTGGCTACTAATCTCTTAATCAAGTTTCGACTTACGATTCCATATCCCGTTGGTCTTGTAGGTTGCTCGCTTCCCCATAGGATTCTCACCATGTCTTTCGGTTGAAACCCACTACTATAACAGTTATGATTCATCAATGGAAGGGCCGGGCATATTTTGTTTGTCTTTCAATTCCGCCTTTCTTTTTTCTCGGACTCTTTGTCTTTTTTTCTTTTGAGACTTGCGTCGAGATTTGATTGCGTTTACTCGGAGCGGGTCATCAATGGTATCGAGGTCAATAGTCTGTTTTCCCCCAACGTGTTCCGGACCCTTGCCGACAAGTTTCTGTTCGTAGTGATGAATCCGATGACAATTTGAACAGAGGATGTCGCACTTCGCCATCTCTTCTTCGATTCTTTTTCTTGAATATCCATTACTTACCAAGTGCGAAACGCCGGCAGTTTTAGTTCCGGCAACACGATGATGATATTCTAAAAGCCAAGGACAAGTTTCGCCGCTCAATCCACATTCCGAACAATTTGATTCTCTTCTGATTTCATCATACCAACGTCGAATATTCTTACGACGCAACGCAACTTCTGTCTTGCGTTTCTTTGCGTTATTTGCATAATAGACCTTCTGATAACGGCGATTGTACGCCCTTCGCTTATCAGCGTCCTTGTACGGCACGATTGATTCGAGCAAGTTTGAGGTTATTTAGTGAGGTTGTAGAAGCCGGGGGAACGATTGCGGGTATTACAGGAGAGGACTTTCGTCTTACACACACACCGTCTTCTGTCTTCTTACCCCGGATTTCTTCTACTTCCAATCTAAGCGAGTGGACTTTCATTAATAAAGGTTTTCATTGAGAGGTTAAGACATTGAGATAAGGAAACCTTTATAGGTGGAAACCTCTAGGGTTAAACATGGCAAGACAGATGGCGCTTACACAACAAATCAGAAACAGACTACCTACTCTATACTCAACAGATGGAGCGGGAACAGAAGCAATCGGACAAGTACGATACTTTTGGGGAAGCAGTGCTTCCTTCGTAGCAACAGAGTTCGACGGAGAAGATACATTCTTCGGATATATCAGCGGTGTTCAAGAAGACGGATGGACTTACATGAGCCTTTCAGAAATGTGGTCAACACACGGACGCTTCATGGGTACAGAGAGAGATTACCACTTCACACCAACAGCAATCGCAAACCTACAGTAAGCGATTCCCTCATAAACCCCGAATCATCCTCGGAATAGTATGGCGGTTCATGCGTTTACGGGAATCACAGGACAAATAACAGTTAGTGGAACAATAGTCGGTTTCGTTTCGGGTGATTTTACAGTAGCAAGAGCGACAGGAAAATACATTACTCTCGGTTCAAACTTGCCGACAGCGAATACACGAGGATTACAATCAGTTAGCGGTAGTCTGACGAAAGCATGGGGTCTATCAGACGACACTCTATGGGATTGGTTTTACGGAGACACCGAACTTGTAATCGCATTTGACGCAGATGACCCATCTAGCGGCGGAACTCATACATACACAGTCTCCGGATGTGTTATTACAGATTTAGCAATTGAAGGCTTGGAAGCAGGCGCAGAAGGAGCATTGATGATTAATGCGTCTTTCGAAGGACTATCAATCTTGAGAGATTGAGTAAATTAAGGTGATTAAGATGACAGGATGGTTAAACTCCGCGCTCGAGAGGGCTTCGAACCCAATAACAGTGAATGTAGCCGACTTAGGTTTAGAAGTCGATGAACTACAGGTGAAGACACTTAGCGCCGCCGAGTTTCAAATAATGAAGAAAGACCCTGCCATATCAAACATGAACATCGCTGATAGGCAAGAATATATGGGCTTGAAAACTATCTATGAAATGTTAGCAAAATGCGATGACAGTTTGAAATGGTCAGAGTTTCAAAAATTACCTTTACAATTACTTTCAGAACTAGCGTCGAGAATAACTGAAACCGTCGGAAACTTGGACGGTGAAGGTGTTTTGGGAAACTGAAACTTGACGCCGAATCAGACGGCGGGCAGTTCCTCTATGGGCTATTGACCGAAATAGGTTGTACGCCTCAACAGTGGAGAGAAATGTCGTCAGAAGATACACTTTGGTACATATCAGCCCATAGTGAGAAAAACCGTCGCGCAAATGAATCGTCTCGTAAGCAGTCGCAGATGGCGAAGGCGAGAAGTAATTTGGCGAAAAGTAGGAGACGATGAATATGGTTATGGGTGCAGGGAAAACGGCTGTCAATGCAGTTGTCTCCGCTGACGCTTCCGGTTATACAAAAGCCATGAAAGGAGTCGCCGCGGCAACAGGAACGGCAACTACGGCGGCTAAGGGATTCGGTGGAGCATTAGCCGGATTAGCCATCACCTTCGCAACTTTCTTCGCAGTTTTCAAAGCCATCGGTTTCGTTGTCAACACAGTCAAACTATTCATTGATTTTGAGGAACAACTTTTCCGCACAAGTGCGATTATGAAACAGTTCACACTTGGAGCAGAAGAACAGGCTATCGCCATGGGTAAACTAGAAGACGAAATCCGAAGCGTTGCGGCAGGTTCGAAGTTCACAGCGACAGAAGTCGGCGCTATGGCTGAAACTCTAGCGCTTGCCGGTTTGTCGCTTGACCAAATGAGAGGTGCGACATCCGATTTAGACACGGAAGCCGGAAATGCTCTGAAAACAATGGTTGACTTCGCGGTTGTTGCCGGAACAGATGTTGAGACTGCGGCGGGAATTGGTATTGCATCTCTCAAAGCATTCAGACTTGATATTCAAGACCTAGAAAGAGCAACATCAGTATTGGCAAACACCTTCACTTCTTCTTTCGTGAACCTACAACAATTGGGTGATTCCATGCGTTTCTTCGGTCCTACTGCGGCGGCGGCAGGTGTGAGCATATCAGAAGCGGCGGCGGCTGTAGGTGCGCTTGGAGACGCGGGATTGCAGGGTTCTATGGCCGGTACGGGTCTTAGGCAGGCAATCAACAAATTAATCGCTCCGACAGATGATGCGAGAAGAACCATGGAGAGATTAGGATTTGAGTTTACGGTTTTATCACCGGCGGGCTTGGCGGCGAAAGAGGCACTAGGTTCGACAATCAGAACTATTGACGATTTAGAAAAAACAATTTCGTCAGCGAACATGGAACTCAAATCTCTGAACAACGAATTAACCGACATGAGTATTGAAGAGGAAAAGAACTCAATCAACATCGCAAGGATTCGTCAAAGAGCGGCTAGGCAAAACCGAAACTTGACTAAAACCGAAATGGCTACAATCAAAAGATTGGAATCGGCCAATGAAGATTTAGCACTTGCTCAAAGAGAAGGTGCGTTGGAATCGAGACAAAGAGAAAGAGCGTTAGACAGGTCAACAGATTCGCTTGCAGAGCAGAATGACGCTTTCAAGATTCTCAAAGATACTGTCGATAGTCAAACCACAGGTGTCGGTAGTTTAGTCGATATGATAGAAGAACTGAATAGTTCCGGCGCTACGACAGCGGAGATATTGGAAATCTTCGGTGTTCGAGGTGGTGGTTCGATATTGGCTCTCCAAGGAAACGCCGAGGCTCTAAGGTCAATAGCAGAAGCGAATCAATTAGTATTCGACGCGACTGATATGAATAACACACTACAAGACCAATTCGTTAGACAGTTAGAAGGCTCAACGGCTTTCGCGCTTGCTGAAACTCGTTCGAAGTTCGAGGAATTATCTTTGGTTATTGGTGAACCATTTGCTCGCTTGATAACAATGGAAGGTGGGATTAAGCAAACCCTCGATGCGGCAATTGAGAGAGCGTCGGGAATGGGCGATGAGTTTCAAATGATTGCTGATTCGGTCGAGACTGAATTATTGCCTGCGTTTGCAGAGGCTTTCAAACCCGGCAACGTGGAGAAGTTTGTTGAAATACTCGGCGCATTAGTTCCGGAAATATTGAAAATAGTTGGGGTCATTGGAAAATTAGCAGAGATAATAGAACCAATACTCGATGGTATTTTAGCAGTTATGGAGAAGATGGCCGAGTTCAAAGATTTCGTCGGTGATGATAACGAGGATAGAGAAACTAGGTTAGTCGGGAAGGAAGGCGAAACAACATTCGATTCTGTAAAAGACGTCGGGAAGATGACTGCGGCGGGAGCGGGAGTTGGCGCGTTGGTTGGTGGTCCTGTAGGCGCGTTAGCCGGAGCGGCTGTTGGTTTGGGTGCGGGTGTTGTTTTTGAAGTCGGGCAAGCAGTTGTTCATCATGGTGGAAATGCTTTAGATAATGAAACAGACATAATGGGAAATCCGGTAGGAATGCCGATGGCAATTGGTGGAGTTGTTAACTCTCCAATTACAGCATTGATTGGGGAAGCCGGTCCGGAAGCAGTTATTCCGCTCGATAGGCTTCCGGAAATGGTAAGTCAAATTAATTCCACAAGTTCGACCTCAAATACCGAGCAGGTGATTAACCTCACTTTCGACTCAATCAATATCGGGGCGGGAAACAACGTCTCGGCGGGAGATATAAGGCAGATTATTGAAAATGAAATGCCTAAGATTATACGCAGTTCATTAACAAGAGGCGTTCGGGGGGTGTTGTGAGATGGCAAAGTTTACTCAAAATATAACGAAGCCATTTTCGCGCTTGAAGAATGGTTTGGTTGAACTTCAAAGATGGTGGCCGGCTTATGTCAAGAATGACGGCGTTGGCGGATTGACTGTTGACCCTGTTTTGTATCACACCAACTTCGGACATCTCACAAATGCCGATGAAGGCTCACTGAACAGCGAGAATGATACGCCGGGGGTAAGAGTCGAGGCAATCAAAGACGACGGCACAGCGGCCGCTAATAACGACGGAAGCAATACAACATTCACAATCACTATCTCCGGCGCGGGAACTTTCAGTCCCATGTGCGTAGTCAGCCAAGCCGGAATTGAAACGAAGTTTATGCTCATCGCTCCATCTCCGGACACTCAAGCAAATGCAGAATCGGTTTACGGCGAGAGCGTTTCATCTACCGATAGAGGATTCGGTGGCGGAACTACTTGGCTACTTAGTCAAGGTCCTTATCCTGTTTTCATGACAGTACAGGAGTTCGCAGAGATGCTTGATACATACAGGCATATTGGTTCAAATGACGGACATAAGAAAGCATTCCTTCCTCATGCGATGCTCGGTGGCGGTGCTTTAGGTCTAGGAGCGTCCACAGCGCTTCCGCAGATACAGAATGACCCTAGAGTCTCATCAAGCACTAATTGGCCTGCTGACGGCTCAACAGCGTCAATAACACAATCTCTGATTCGAGCAACGGTCTTCATGCCTTTGATGTTAGACAATAATCAATTTGATAAGAGAATAACCAATGCTAGTATTGACCATTCGACACCGAGAGACTACGGAACGACGACCAACCCCGAGTTTGTCGGTTATCTGACAGCAGATGGAACGGGAATAACAAGATATGATTCTGACCCTCAAGGTGAAGATTCGGCTACAATTAGATACAAAGATTTAGGATATTCCGGCGACCACTTACAAGGAAAAGTGGGCGGGTGGTCATACTTTGAAATAAACAAAACACACAACAGCGGTACTCCGGTAAAAGGCGGAATGTCAAATCCCGATATTACAGCAGATTCCGGTCCATCATTAGCGCCAAAATATAGAATGAGAATGGCGCTTGCCTGCTTTTTGAAAAATGGAACTTATGATATTACAGACGGAAATATAATTCCTTACATTTACGACGCTGATAGAACAATCGGCGGAAAAAATACAATGACACTTTATCAAGTTTGGAACGGTAAAGATGGAAAAGGCGAAACAGGAAATACTCCGCAACATGATTGCGACGCGCAGATTTACCCGATGTTCGATTTCGTTCAAGGTCCTGTTTCACCGGCGGCTCAAGGTTCGAACGCTCACAACAGCGCTTTGGCCGAAGCAAGGTCGTGGCCGAACTTGGTAGCACTAGACACGAATAAATCATTGACTGAAAAAATTAATCCAAAGTTCCAAATTGTCAGACCGAATCCTCGAAGGCATAGATTGTTCGGAGTTAAATTAACGACAGCCGGTGTCATGGAACTTTTCATTGAAGGAAGTGGAGTCGCAAGTTATTTTGATTTCCAATGCCGAGAAGGAATGCCGATTTACATCACAGGAATGACAGGGGTCTTGGGAACAGGTTCTCCCAATCCGGATTTCAGACTTGATGGTTATCAAGATGATGCGGCATCCTCGACAACAATTAATGCAACTAAAACGACAGGTGGTTGGAATATGAACGGTTGGTGGATTACAGCGGGTTTTAGTGCCGGGTTCGATGAAATCAGCACGAATACATATGATGAAATATTTGGCGATGGTGATTCTACCGCGGTCAAGTTTCAAATCGTTAGAATCAAAACTTTGGTAAACATTAGACCAACGTCTGAACATTTCTATAGAATAGGTTCAGCGGCTTCTCCATCAACAGCATACGTTTGTCAAGGAAGAAAACCGGGTTATATGGACCTAGTATTGAAGTTAGGCTCAACCACTAATCCTTACGGAATTGCGCCGATGAGTGTAGGCACGTCCATGGGTTCTCCCGGAAATACACAAGTTAGATTCGGCGGCGTTGGTTCTCATGGAAGTGGATTTAGTTCTGATACCAATGTTCCCCAATCTGAAAACGATACATATCCTTGTAGGCCAACCGTGAGAAATGCTCAATACCCCGACTCAAGCGGACATTTTAACAACGATAATAATTACATTGTTAGAGCGATTAGTCCTCGCAAAGAT